TTTTTGAATTGATTGAATTATTGAATCTTTTAAACCAAAAAACAACACTATGAACTTAACAGATTGGCTAACGCTCGAAACCGAAGACGGGGATATTGAATTTAAAGTCCACGTTGATACCGAAGATCCACACGATTGGGAAATCCTGGAAGTAACTCGCAACGGTGAAACCTACGAACAAAACGAAGCCGAACATTCCGATATGGTAGAAATGGCCGAGGAATGGGCGAAAGAAGCGGAGCGGGATTATTACGACGATATGCGAGAAATGTTCAACGATGATTAAACGTCAATCTATATAGTTGCAATGCACAAACTTAAAATTATGTGGGAATATAAAACAGAAGAATTCAAAGTAGAACGAAATAGTGATAAAACCTGCGATGATATTCTAAATGAATTTGGTAAAGAAGGGTGGGAAGCCTTTTCAATTAAAAAAGAACCATACTTTGATCCCAGATTGCGAATAGGTAAATATAAATTGCAGACTGCTAATTTATACGAAGTTAAATTGAAAAGGCGTGTGGAATAATTTAAATTCACAGAAATGTTCAACAACGATTAAAACAAAAGTCAGGTAATGCGTAATGTGAAAATGGCATCACATCCTTAGGTGGTTGCATCGTTGCAGGTTCGAATCCTGTCCTGGCTGCTAAGTAAAGGTTCTCGATTTAATAGACTTTTCAAACTTAATAACCAAATCGATGACAGCTTGGAAAGACAAGCAACATAGTCAGGTGGCGGAATGGAGACGTAACTGATCATAAGGGAGATAGTAGGTTCGATTCCTACCCTGACTGCAAAACAAAAGCATGATTAAACGCCCAAAATACAACAATAAAAAAACTAAGGTCAACGGCATTACCTTCGATAGCAAGAAGGAAGCCGATAGATACGTTTTTCTGACGCTTAGAGCGACGAACGGAGAGGTGTTAGACCTACACCTCCAAGTGCCTTTTGTTTTCGCCTTAGAGGGCAAAAAAATGTTCACGTACAAAGCGGATTTTGTTTACTACGACAAAACGCTAAGTAAGACGATTATTGAAGACGTGAAGGGAATGCGCACACCGTTGTACAAACTCAAAAAGAAACTGATCGAAAACCAACACCAAATAACCATTACGGAAACATGAAGCACCCATTCAACAAATCAAAATTCAATACCTATGGTTTTGAAATAGGGCAAGAACTGGAATGGTTCGAATGGCTATACAATTACGAGCGTTCACTTCGGCACGCCTGTAATACCTACCGTGAACATCGTTACGAAGGTGATCACTTCATGAATCAGTATCTTAACATGAAAGTTGAAATGCGTTGTTTACGTCAATATCTACATCAAACACTTTGCAACGCTACGTACCGACCATGGCATAAAGCGTTTTTAAAATCCACAAAAATAGACGCTCACTTTAAAAGCTTGTTTAAAAAGAACTTGTTAAAAAGTTATGAAGAGAGCACAAAGAAAGACGCAAAGTATTATCTTTCAATCATTAAATCCTAACCATGGAAACAATTACAATATCAGTGGTGAGAAAAACCAATGAGGAAACCACCACGATGATCGTCGAATATCCGTACACTGGCGGTTATCCTGACCTTGAAAAGTTTATTTATGAAACACACTTCATGACCTATAAATTAGGTTTTGCAGATAAGACTGTTGAGGAAGCATTCCAAAACATAAAACTATAACCATGGAAACAACCAAGTACGGGCGCAACATCGTATCAATCCGATGCAAAGACGGCGATCAGTTCCTTCTGCTTTCCGATTTGCACTTCGATCATCCTAAATGCCGTCGTGACCTACTCCAAGAACACATCGAGAAAGCCATTAACCTGGGAGCCAAAATCCTAATCAATGGTGATTTCTTTTGTATTATGCAAGGCAAGTACGACAAGCGTGCGAGCAAAGACGATATTAGGCCTGAACATCAAGGGGGTAATTACTTTGACTTGGTTGTTAACGAAGCAGTTGAATGGTGGGCAAAATATGCCGACCATTTAATTTTTGTGGGGTACGGTAATCATGAAACCGCAGTAAGCAAGCGCCACGAAATAGACCTAACCGAGCGGTTCGTTTCGTTACTGAATTACAAAACAGGTGCGAAGGTCCTCAATGGTGGGTATGCCGGTTGGATCGTGTTTACTGTTAGCCGTGTAAATTCAACGGCCCAAATCAACTTCAAACTTAAATACCACCACGGGCACGGTGGCGGTGGTGTGGTAACCAAGGGAGTTATTCAACACCAACGCATGGGCGCACAGGTTGACGGTGCCGATGTTCTTTGGATGGGGCACGTTCACGAACTTTACCATCACATCAATATCAAAGAAACGATTAGTACAACAGCACCGTATGAAGTGAAGCAACGCATCCAACACGACATTAGAACATCAACTTACAAAGACGAGTTCACCGATGGTGCGTTTGGTTGGCATATCGAAAGAGGTGCGTATGGTAAACCGATAGGGGGTTATTTAATGCGATTAAATTTCATTCGAGAAGTGAAGGAGAAAGAGCGTAATTACATTGCACCCGATTTTCAAGCGATTTATTCAAACATCTAAAAATATGGAAAACGAAAAGTATGTAGGCAAAGGTTGGGCGAACCAGTACGGGGTAAAGGTTCAACTGAAAAAACAAGATTTACTCGATTTACCCACCAACCAATACGGGGACATCGAAGTCTTTGTAGGTCAGCGCAAAGAGGTTGATCAAAAGAGCAAAGCAACACATTGGGTAAAATGGAAGGCGAAAGATGCACCTATGCAAGCACCGAGCGAAATCAATGCAGCCATCGACAAATTGGCTCAATATAAATGGACGCCCGAAGACGACGGGTTACCTTTCTAAAATTTCCCATTCAATAAGTATGCACCCACTAATCGCAGACGTACTCCAACACCAAAGTTATCGCAAATCCTGCTATGACATTGTGAGGGGTACGCACTTCGACGGGGAGGACCTATACCAAGAAATGCTTTTAGCGTTACTTGAAAAAGAGGACGTGAAGCTTTGGGAGGTTTGGCATTCGGGAGGGCATCGTTGGTACGTGCTTTCGTTAATCTACCGTTTGTTTTTGGGTAAGGGTTCTTTATGGGATCAGAAGTACCGAGATCGGTTGCTACGTGTGGACGTTGACTGGACCCGTGTTGAAGTGATCGCTGAAATATACGACCATGAAAGCGAGGTACAAACATCAAAGCAAATGGAAGCGATACAGGATGCAATAGCCGAACTACATTGGTACGAACGAAACTTATTTATGGTTTACGTTGAAGCCAAAAATATGCGACGTATCAGCACATCGACTACTATACCATACAACAGCATAAGATTGACCATTAACACGGTTAAGGACAAATTAAAAAAGAAATTGAAATGAAATACCGAATTATTAAATTTAGCGAAAATGAATTTTGCGCCCAAATAAAAAAGGATTTGTTTTCAAAATGGGAATCAATAGATACGCAAATAATTTCATTAAGTTATTATCATATCAAGCCAATCGTTAAAACATTTGAAGAAGCTGAAATGATTATTCAACGTAGGAAAGAATGGTTTGAGTTAAACAAACAATACCCTAAAATTCACGAAATAAAATGATTTACTTACAAATATTATTCATTGCGTTTTTCTCTGCTTGTGCAGGGGTAACGATTACCAAGCTTACGGGCATTGGTGATAAGATCGGATTCAAGCCTTTCAACTGCTTCGTTTGCCTTTCGTTTTGGACTGCGGTTGCTTCGTTTTTTGCTACCGTTAGCCTTCCAGTGTTGAGCCTGTTTGCTTATTCGATTGGGTGCGGTTTTATTGCTTGCATCATTGCGTACTTTCTAATCGACAGAATTTACCGATGAAACAGACGGCAGTAGATTGGTTTATTGAACAATTATTAAGCGAAGAAGGTATTGACTTTATTCCTACATCATTTATTGTACAAGCCAGGCAGATGGAGATAGAACAAATTAGAAGGGCGTTTTGTCATGGCGAAGTTGCCCGTGATCGAATCGACTCTATGGAATACTACAACGAAACTTACGGACATGAACCCTGAACACTACGATAGAAAGGTGCAACCGATTGATTTAATCGATGCCTTTGAGTTGAACTTCAACCTTGGAAACGTGATTAAGTACACCGCAAGAGCAAACTACAAACACGAAAACCCAAAAGAGGATTTGATCAAAGCAATTTATTATTTACGACGTGAATTAAAAAAATATGAAAATAGCTAACAGAATGACCGATGAACAGTTGAAGCGGTTAGAACCATTGTATCCAAAGTGGGTGCAGTTTCAAAACGAAAAGACCTTACGCCTAAGTGCTGAACAAGTAATGTTGATGGGTGGGGTATGGAGTGAAGTTATGGGTAAACGTTGGACGGGTGGTTGTCAAGCCTGCACCGTTAACGCATTCTCGACTATCATGAACCATTACGATGCTGAACTTGATAGACGGCATAAAGCAATCCATGAGCAACTTATTCAGGAAACGTTCACGGAAAGTGAACCGACCGAAATTGTGAACATTAAAAAAACAACCGATGCCATTACCGAAAAGAAACCAAGACGAAAGCAAAAGTGAGTTCTTAGATCGTTGCATGATTAATACAGTCATGAAGACGGAGTACGAAGACCCAATACAACGGTTAGCGGTTTGTAATGCTTTGAGCCGTAAGGAAAGCTACGCAAAGTTTGAAAGCCATTCCGATTACCCCGAAGCGGTGAAGAACAATGCCAAACGAGGTATTGAACTGAACGAGAAAGAGGGTAACAAATGTGCTACCCAGGTCGGTAAGGTTCGAGCGCAACAGCTTGCCAATGGTGAGCCGTTAAGCGTTTCCACTATCAAACGAATGTACTCGTATTTGAGCCGTGCAAAGACGTACTATGAAACGGGAAAGCCTATCGACTGCGGTTATATTTCCTACCTTCTTTGGGGCGGTTTAGCAGGCCTTCGTTGGAGTGAATCGAAGTTGAAGGAGATCGAGAAATGACTACGACAAAAGAAAACGACGTAATCGAACAGGCTATTGGAGCGGTTGAGTTATACGCAACCATTGCTCACTTGCTTATGGACATAGCCGAAACGGCTGATCATGTGAGCGTGGGCGGTGCTACCGATTACGAATTGAAGCTTATGTGCATGCAGAAGCTAAAAGAAATCGTTAACAAAATTGAAATATGAAAATTCAAAAGTGGAAAGTATCGGAGGTTAAAGCTAACCCAAACAACCCAAGGGTAATTAAAGACGATAAGTTCAAAAAGTTGGTGAAGTCGATTCAGGATTTCCCCGAAATGTTAGAACTGCGTCCGATCGTGGTAAATAGTGACGGTATTGTTTTGGGTGGTAATATGAGGTTGAAGGCGTGCAAGGAAGCAGGGTTGAAAGAAGTTCCAGTTATCAAGGCCGAAGATTTAACCGAAGACCAACAAAAGGAATTTATCATTAAGGATAACGTTGGGTTTGGGGAATGGGATTGGGAAGATTTAGCGAATAATTGGGATGCCGAAGAGTTGACGGAGTGGGGATTGGATTTACCGACTGATTCGTTTGTTGAAATGGAAGCGGTTGAGGATGACTTTGAAGTTTCCGAAGATGGTATTGAAACGAATATTGTGTTGGGTGATTTAATCGAAATTGGTGAGCATCGTTTGCTTTGTGGGGATAGTACTGATAGCGACCAAGTTGCTCGGTTAATGGATGG